CGCCAAGATTGTTAACAAAATTCAAAAAAGTAATTGCAACACAATTGATCATCAGTACTCAATCCAACTAAATCATCCATCAGGTGTCCCAACAAGATTATTTTAGCCAATCTGATCAAATCCAATACTGGGGCCAAGCAGTACTCCAAAGGCATCATCGTCTGACTCAACAAGGCTGTCTCTAGGGATATCAAGGAATTCACACCATTCATACACCAGATCTCGGTGTACTCGAGGGTACTGGTGACTGATGATTAAGTCTCTCACGCCCCTGTGTCCTAGGGTGGCAATCATCTTCCTAGCTACATCCTCCATGATCTTGTGATGGTAGAACCTTGTGTTTGTGATCTCCTCAACCACCATTGATCCAAAGGGCCCCAGATCTGACATGTCCAGTTCGAAGTCTGTTGGGTCCCACCTGTCCATGGGATCCTGTTCTCTCAAAAAGATGTTGCTGTCATCCATTTCTAGGTCTGCAATTTCAAATGCCAAGTTAAAACAGTCATCTGCAGCATTTGCCAATGCATATTCTGCCATCTTATCAACGGCTTGCTTGAAATCAGACAGAAACACACCCATCTTCTTAAGGGAACTGATAAGAGCTTCTCTAATACACTTTTGAAGGGACTCTTTTACAATGCCTGCCCTCAGGAGATGACTCTGACTGCTCTTCCTCAGAAGGATATCCAGAGAGACAGAGCTAAGAGACCTCATCGTCATCCAGGATGTGCTAGGCTCATTATTTGAGAAGGAAAAAGCTTTTCTATCCATAAGTCTCATTAGGGCCAATGCTTCTTCTTGCCCTGCATCAGAGTCTCTAGTTAAGAAACTTACGAGATTCATGCCTCTTCCATTCTCCCTTGATCTCTCTCTTTCGTTTTCGTAATACCTCAAGTTTAGAACAGAGGATCTCACTTTAAAGCCAAGAAGAGAGGTGGACAATGATGACCGAGTGAAGAGTCTACTGTGCTCTGAGTAGACAGGGCACCCAATTGGGTTCTTAGTAGATTTGATCACAAAATTGTGAACGAAAAATAGTGGACTTTTGGATCTGGCCAGCTTTGGTGAGAACAAGTTGGTGACTCCCATCTCATCACACCAGCTCTTGAGGAATCCGGGCAGGAACTCTTTACTGCTATCTTGGTCTATGGTGATGGACTGGAGGTAAGTGTAGTCTGAGTCTGGAGGACTGTTTACCTCAATTTGGATTTGCATGCCATATACTATGCCTCTCCATGTTCCAGGTCCAAAGTACAACCTCCCTGATCCCAGAGGTCTGCTTCTCTGAGGATGAGAGAAGCCTCCAATAATGCCGCTATTGGAGTTGCAGATGTGATCAAAGATTGCATCATCACTTGGGTTCAGGATGTAGTGCTGAATTAGGGCCAACGAGTTGAGTCGAGACTTGTACTGGTTAAGCTTGAATGGGATAGTGGGCATCTTCTGGAACACCTCTTCAATCATTTTTGTTTTCCTATACTCTGTGTAGGGTCCAGCCAGGATGAGGAAAATGCAGTGCCTTAATAGGCTTGCGGATTCAGACCTCTCTAAGCCAGCAGCATCGTAGACATCGGTCATGATGAATCCAGGGAAGAAGTTGTCTCGGACTGCTGTCATCATATTGGAAACACCAGAACGCTGTTTTATTGGACTTCCTGTTATCCGAACGCATCGGCCTTTGGTTTCCAGTCGGGAAAAGAAATTTTGAAGAGACGGATGATGTGTGAAGGGACTGAGCTCTAGAGTTTCCTGAGCAGTTTCTCTAAGCCAATCTACTGCAGTGCATAGAAGGGCCCACTCCTTTTCGAATTGTTTTGGGTTGACTCTCGATCTGTTAGTCCCAAACCACATATCACTGACTAGGTCCTCCGGTCTTACTCTCATAAAACGCTCTTTCTCAACCACTTCAATTCGAGTTTGAGTGATGTGAGTTTTTTTCACAGAGAATCTTCCATTAATGGCTTGAAGCTGATTTAGGCGTTCATTGATGGTCAGATATTCCTGATGGTGCGGGAAGAGTAAGAGAAACTGGTCCTCAGTCAAGTGTGGGCCTTGTCCTCCAAGCATGCCGTTGAATGCCAAGATCCGTCTCAGCAAGCAGGTCTTCTTTGTTGACTCTCCAGACTCCAGCATTGAGAGGTTGTCACTCAGGACAGATCTAGAAAGAATGTACACTGATGAAGCAATGATTCTCACTATTGCATTTCCCTTAGAGAGGGAGCTTGCAACACCCGGAGAATGTATCTTGACAGCAAGTTTGAGTCTCACTTCCTGACCAGTAAGAGGCCTCCTGTAAAGCATGAATGGATTTTCGTCAATCTTTTCAAGCCAGTCTGAGTCACTTACTACTTTGTTGACAAGTCTCTCCCACTTCTTTCTATCTCCCCATCTAATGAGAACTGCTTGAACAAAGGTGCCAGCACTTGTTGTGTCCAGACATTTCCAATGTTCTTTCTTTTCCTCTGGGCTACCATAGCCTTCCATGATCTTCAGGAAGTATCTGTACTTAATGCCTAGGCGACCCTTCCTACACGCCACCCAGAGATTGTATTTAAAGCCACAAAGACCTGGAGCAAAAGGAGGGTCCATTAAGAAGAAACCTAGAGCAGGGTCCATGTATTCACAAGCTGAGCTCATGAATTCTAGGAAAACAGGAGAAACAGTCATTCCAAGCAAAACGTAATGTAATAACATCTGGCTGTACTGACAAAATGTCACTAGGGAGAAGCTACCGCCACCTTCTAAGATGGCTGTGAGGTTGCTGCTCATTTCTTCTTGTCTTGAGGCTAGACTCTCTTGCTCAGAGATGGTGTCTGCAGCTGCAATCCATCTAAAGACAGGACGATTGTGGTTTGTGTGGAAGAAAAACTCTGAGTTGAACTCTAAAACATAAAGCGTATTTGAGGTGCTCTTAATGGACGGATAAATGCCAATGAGTTTCCCTACAACACGTTTGAACTCAAAAAGTATAGCTGTTTTCTGGCGACATCTCATTGTGGTCAGGGCATCATCTGAAGGGAAAGACACTAGCATTCCACTGTCATCTGAACTCTGCAGAACGTCAACATGCGGGTTTTGTGAGCCTTTCTCCCCTAAGACTCTTTTAAGAAACCCAGCGACCACCTTCTTCATCCATACCTGTAATACAGTATGGAAAAGGCTGGATGTGAAGTGAAGAATGCCTTGCATCATTCCTGTCTCAGTCTGAATGTAACCACCCTTAGGCATCATCCAGTGAACTCGTTCATTCCCATGGTAAACCGAATGAAGCAGCCTAAGTGTAACATCAGATGTTTCAAGAGAAGAGTTCATCTCCAAAATTCTGAGCAGGTTCTGGTCCAACATGATGCGCTTCCTCATGAATAAACTGCAAGCCCTAAAGATGAAGGGATGGAGTTCTGTCTTTGTAAAGCTCATTAAGAGCAGAGCAAATTTAGACACATGGTGTCCTTGATTCCAAGTTCTTGCATCATCAGATGTGCCCACTGTTTGATGCTGGATTCCACAGACTTTCAGTGCAAACCTGCCATGAGATTCTGGGATGGTTGTTTTGTGCTTTGGATTGGTTAGAGTTTCTGAGGGAAAGTGTTTGCAGATGGCTCTGGCGATTGTCTCCAGCACCAGCTGAACAACACGTTCTTCGAAGCCCAGAACGTAGATCTCACGCAGGCCTCCGTGTTGAGGTTTCTTGAAGAGACAAATGTGCATGCACCCCCTTCTCTCAACCTTGTCTAAACAGGTTTCTAGTATCTGGAACACATGGGACGTCTTATCAGATACATACTCCGCCACTCTTTCTATAACCTTACAACGATGGTAAGTTTCATTAGAGTTGTAAGCATACCACTTTTCATCAAACTGACTAGAAGCCTTCAGGGTGGCCATTTTTTCCAGATCCAGTAATGAGATTTCTCTTAGAATGGTCTTATGGATGGTCTCCTTCCATGAGTCGCCAAGTTGATGTCGAAGAAACTGCATAGCAGTTGAGCACAGCATTCTTATAACGGAAGGAGAATACTCATGGTATCTACAATCTTCAGGAGGGGGGTCTCTAAGTCCAAGGAACTCGTAACGACCACTGTGTTTTAATTCATACTCCAGGATTTTTGAATACATTTTGACAGATGCATTTTGTTCTGGTGATTCCTCCTTGTTTTTGAGGTACCCTAAGTAAAAGAGCGAGATCAGTTTTTGAGTTGAGAGTACTGAGTCACCCGTGAAAGGGTTAAACATACCTGTCCAATAAATGGAACCTTGGTCACTCCCAATGGAGAAGGGTCTGTAAGCCACTCTAGAGATGCTTTCTAACATACGACGGGTTAGCCAGGACTGAAGCTTTGTTCTTAGAATGGTTGGCAGTTTTTCTATCATCTTGTGAGGTTTTGGCAACTCTGGAATGGACTTGAAACCCTCCATCATCACATAGCGACTGAGTGTTATTATTTCCTCTGTTCTTGCTTTGTCCTCCAGCATTATCAAAATGGTCAGTTTGAACATCTCGTTGGCTTTCCGAATGTTGCCTTGGAAGTCTTCTTTTGAGCCGACCCAAAAAGGCACCTCGAAGAATTCCTGCCAGTACCAGTACATGGAGTGTAGAGATGAGAGAGCTTTTACTGGGTTCGTCAGCTTTGACATTTTGAATGAATGGAATTCAGTCCAACACCAATTTCCCTCTTCATGGACGGCTTTGAACACAGAGCTTGAATGGAGCAATCCTAAAATGGCACTCTTATCAAAACCTATACTGTAGAAAATGTGACTCCCAGAATTTGTGGGTTTAATGAGGAGGTATACATCAAAAAACCTAAGTTTTTTTAGGATGAATTTCCTCTTTCCACAGTGCTGCTTGAGGCTTATGGACAATTCAACTCCTATGCAAGTCACCATTAGCAGCCATATTCCAATTGGAAGACGTAGGAAGTTGAGAATTGAAGTGGACCATGGATTCCTCTTCCTGTCCATGCCATGCAGAGTCTGGAACCGAGCAGAGAAATCTACGCATGTCTCTAGAGCAGCTGGAGGATCCTGAGATTTCTCTGTTGAAAAAAGCTGTCCATCAGACCCTAGGAAGCTGTCAATATCACTGGTGTCTACATGGAGAGAGAAAGTCTTTTTGCTCTCCTCTCTCTTTGACTTGATGCTGGGGTTATCTTTGAATTCTTTTGCCTCCACCCCCTGCTTTGCAAGCTCTAGTCTGTCTGCAGGATCAAGGGAAGACAGGTCAACACGATGGTATGTCTGTCTAGCTTTTTTGAAGTCTTCTGTCTCATCTGCGTCCATTCCGTTTAGAGCAATTTCTCGTTCAAGATCTTCATTTTCTTCTGCTCTGGCTACTTCATCAGAATGAACCTTGGAAATGGCAATGGACCATGCCTTCCCTGTTGCATCAGAAGTTATGTAAGGGACTGTTGTGTCTTTGAGGCCTGTCAATGACAAACTGTTTCCGGTAACTCCTGGAATAATTCCAGGGAAGGGGATGGTGCTCTTGTGACTAAAGTTGTCTCTCTCTGCATTTTGATCAACAGATTCAACGAAAGCAGAGATCTGATCGCAGGCTTCTTGTCCATTCATGACCAATCTCTCAGAAGTGTCTTCTGTTGCTAGGATGAAGTTCCGAGATTCCACGGCATTTTTGGCTTCTTGGTAACTGTGCCTCATTGCATGTTTTAAGTAGTCCTCATCCATGACCCCACTTTGGAAGTGGTGGAACATTTCCTCAGTAAAAGGGTAAAAGTTGCCTTCTGTAACCTTCCAGTCAGGTTGAATGCGCAAAAATGTTTGCTGAACTTGTCTCTCCAATCTTGTTTCTTCTGGATCTTGCACATCCTGGACCAGCATCTGGTTCTGGAGAGTTGAGAAGACAGCTTGTACTACGCTGAATCTAAAGCACACCTCATCCACTTCTGTGTCAGTGAGGTCCAGATTTGTGACTACACCACCTCTAAAGACACAAATCGCAAATAGGAGGGTGCCAGGGGTTGATCTAGATCGGAGTTCAAGAGGATACTCATACTTGGTGATCTTGTCTAAAAACCTGTGTCTAGCAGCTCCTTCATCTACACTGCGAAAAGTTGTGAACTCAACAACGTCTTTCACTCCATCCAACCTTGTGCTAATGAAGTCGGGGGTCCATCTATTCGCCTCATCTCTCACTGGAGGAAAATGGTTCTGCAATGGCTCATCCGTTGTTTCACTCCAGTGAGCAAAGGTGAAGTCATGAATCAGAGTCCCAGCATCATCTGCTTTCACCCTATATGTTGTGCGGATGCTAGAACCTGTCTGAGATGATGTATCAAGGGTGCTAAGGTCGAAATCTATGATGATGTCTGAACCATCTCTGTGGACATGATGTGCCGGGGGAGGCAAAGTCACAGTTGACCAATAGGTCCTAAAGTTTGGAATGGTGAGTGAGCCAGACTTCTCTGACCGTCTGCAGATCTCGCTTAAGTCATCAACTCTATGAAACATCTTGGCG